TTAGCAAAAGATATAGTTGTGTTCTCAGTAAGATCGTGGCTAAAGTTGTCGCCTAATTGCAGATTCAAAGACACTGCGTTAGAGCTTGAAGTAACTGCGGTGTATTCTCCAGAAGTGCCAGCGTCATGGGTAACAACACCATTAGCATCTGCTGTTACAGCCTTAGATGCTTCTGTTAATCCCAGAGTAGTGACATCAACATAATTTAATTCTGTTGTTGTAGCAGTCACCCCATCAAGTTTATTTAGCTCTGCAGCCGTTGTTGTTACAGCCGTACTACCAATCATTAATTTGTCTTTAACGATGTCAATAAACGTATTGCCAGCCGTTAATAATTTATCAGCACTTTCATCCCATAGAAGATAAGCACTTGCTGTAGCCCCAAAAAATTTAACATCTACACCTGTGTCATCAACACCAAATGTAGTTGCTCCATCTATCTGAACTGCACCATCAATATCTACAGCATCTAAATTAGTTGTACCATCTATATCGACATTACCAGATATATCTAAAGTAGCTGCGTCTAGCTCACCAGTAATAGTAAAATTTCGTAATCCTGTATAGTCTTTATTAGAATCAAGGATTACTGCTTTAGAAGCAATTGCATTTCCAACCGCTGTACTTCCTAAATCTAAAGCATTTAGTTCTCCAACTACCGCTGTAATACCATCTAAAGCATTAAGCTCTGCTGTAGTAGACGTTACTCCATCAAGAAGGTTAAGTTCAGTAGCTGTTGCAGTAACTGCTACGTCTTCATTAATTTTAGGAGATGTTAATGTTTTGTTAGTTAACGTATCTGTAGATACAAGAGAAACTAAAGTTGAGTTAGCTCCAGCAGGAAGCATTAAAGTATTAGTTACTGCCGCTGAGTGTGGCTGTGCGTAAAGCTTTTGACCATGACTATTGCTTTCACAATTAAGAACTATTGCACCTGAATTAGTGTTACCTCTAACTACAACTGTACCTGTACCATTTGGAGCTAGGTCTAAAGTTGCGTTAGATGTTGTAACAATATCGCTGCCATTAAGATCTAAATTACCTCCTAGCTGTGGACTAGAATCTTCTGAAACATTAGAAATAGCACTAGATGTTGCAAGTCCTGCTACAATAGTACTTCTTGTAATCTTCTTTAAACCACCACCTGAAGTGTCTACAGCTATAAAAACGTCATCAGTAGCTACTGTAGATATTTCAGATAAAGAACCTACTGCTACTGGATTAAAATTAGTACCATCTGCAATTAATAAGTGACCAGCAGTATTAGTACCCATTGTAAGATCATCACCACCAATAGTGAGGTCACCTGTTAAGGTAAGATTTCTTACGCCAGTGTAATCTTTGTTTGAATCAAGAATTACTGCTTTAGAAGCTATGGCAGTACCTACTGCTGTAGACCCTAAGTCTAAAGCATTTAACTCACCAACAACTGCTGTAATACCATCCAAAGCATTTAATTCTGCTGCTGTAGAAGTAACACCGTCAAGAATATTAAGTTCTGCTGCAGTAGAAGTAACACCATCTAATATATTTATTTCGGCTGCTGTAGAAGTTACACCATCAAGAATATTAAGTTCTGCTGTTGTACTTGTAACTCCATCTAAAATATTTAACTCTGCGGCAGTGCTTGTAACACCATCCATAATATTTATTTCAGCGGCAGTTGCTGAAATTGCTGTACCGTTAAAGTTAATAGCATCTACATAAGCTGTACCGTCAATGTATAAATCTTTAAACTCTAATGAGCTAGTACCTAGATCAATATCATTATCAGTAACTGGAACTATTGCTCCATCTTGTATTCTTACTTGCTCAACAGCACTGCTAGAGACTTGTACATAAAATCCCCATCTATTGTTAGTACTGTCAGCCTCAATTTTATTTAAGAAATCAAGATCACCAATTCTAAAAATACTACCACCTTGGGCAGAAGATCCATCATGTCTGTGTCCTGTAACAGCAGCATCTGAAGATGAATAAGCAAAAGAATTTAATAACTGGTTATATTCATTATTAAATAATGCCGCTGTAATCGTATCTCCATCAGAGATTGTGCTTTGTCTTGTATACGAATAAGCCATTTATCTACTTCCTTCCTGAAGGCATGTAATCTATGTAGAAACCATTTACTGAATAAGGAGATCTTTGGTCATCACTTTTAAGTCTTAAAGCTACAGTATTTCCAGTCCCTTCTACTGCTTGTCTTACTAATGGATTTTCAGCAGCTCCAAACTCAGAAGTTCCAAAAGTCCCATCCCCAAAAGTAGCAGGTAAAGGTATAGTACTTAATGTATATGTAGGAGGCTGTGGAGTATCTGTACTTTCAAAGTCATACTTTACATCTAGCTCTGGTTGGATAGTTCCTTCAGGGCTAATAGAAATTTTTATATACTTTATTGTTTTACGAGTTCCTATATCTCCAAAGTCTAAATCAGGCGTGTAGTAAATAGCTTCAACATTAGAAGCACTCCCACCGGGATTAAATACATTACCTGTATCGTGATTATATACAAATCCTGAATTGTCCCCATGATATAACTGTTCAACGCCATCTTTATCTAAACCAGACGCAAAGCCATTAGCTTGAATACCTTTGGTTTCAGACCACTCAAAACCATTAGGAGTTAATGTACCTATAATACCTTTTGATACAGCAGAGCTTTGACTTGTATTAGTGTAAAATAATCTATATTGAGATTTACTCCTAAGTACCCCACTACTAATAACAAAATTATTTATACTTGCTGCAATTAAACTAGTTACTTTTTGAATTTGTCTACTGACAGAACTTAACTCTACGTCCCCAATACGAGCTGTACCTGCAATAGTACGAATTCCATCAGGACTTAAAAATAAAAGATCACCTCCTATTTCTTGAATGCTTTGACCGTCTAAGCAGCCTACATTTTTTGTGATAGGGACTACTGCAATGTTATCGCTATCGCTAATATTAACTAATTTAAAAATACTATTTTTACAAAAAATAATTAAGTCACTACGAAAACTAGCTAGACCTACAACTGCATCTGTAAGCACTATACTTCCTGCTCCTGAACCACTAAATGAATCAGGATCAATACTAGAACTATAAAAAATAGTATTTTTAGCTGTAGATGCACCTCCTACAACAAAATGATTTTCGTGCATTACTCCTACTAGTGGAGCAGTTGTACTGCTTACTGTTATCTCACCTGCAAAAAAAGTTCTGTCTGTTAAGCCGCCAGTACCTGTCATTTTAAAAAAGAAAGGTTTGTTAGCTCCATCACAGATTAATACTTCACCATAATCAGTTGTACCTTCAAATAGTGCAAAAGTACATTGCCCTTGACTTGTTCTAGCAGCTAAAGATCTACCAGTAAAAGTAGTATGGTTATCACCACTACCAGATACACTAGCTCTGTTTAATGTTAACCAACTAGTACCATCCTGACTAAAAAATATACCTGTTCCTGAACAAACAATTAAACCATCTGCATAAACAAACATTCCAAGAATAGCATTACTAGAGTTAGGTTTAGCTGTAGAACTTCCACCAAACTGAGTAAAGCCATTAATGCGCCTATAGCCTCCATCAGGATCAACCTCAAAGTTCAACAATTCAATTGCTGATCCGGGTTGTCGCATAATTTCAAGTTGATTTAAGTTAACATTTAAACCACCTCGACATGATAAGGCGAATGGTTGAGACATTTATACGAACCTTATCCTGTCATCTTTAAAGTATCCCGGCGTAGACTCCATTAGGTTTAACTTCATTAGACGTAATCCTCTTTTATAATCTTCTGCAGCAAAAGCTGATGCTTGAGGATTTTCTTTAAACTGATGAACATAATATCTAGCCCTTGCTAAAAGGACAGGTTTATAAATGTTAGGAAAAACTATTTGATCTCCATGTGCAGATAACTCTGTTGGTAAATCATAGGCATAAAACCAAATACGATAGACTTGATCTGGAATAGGACTTAACCCAAACTTTCTAAGATCAGGACTTTTAATAACTCTAGAAGGAACTCCATAATTTTGAGTATCTGCATCATCTTTATTTTGAGAAACTCTAAAGTAATCTTTCCATTCTTCTGTAGTAGTAAAGCGTAAGTTTCTTACTGTATAAGGAGCAGTTTCCCCTGATACACCTACAGTAGTTAATAAAAAATTATCCCAATCAATTGCACCATAGTCAGTAGTCAAACTAGAACTACTACTTTTCAAGTTGTACCATCTCGTACCTGCAACTGTTTCTACATAAACATTTCCATACATAGGATCAGTAGCACCACTAAGAGCAGTAGCCAAAAAAGGCCACTGAGGTTCTTCATTAACAATATCAAGATAAGCTCTATTAATACTATCTTTGATATGTGCTTGAATACCTATAGCCGCTGAAAAAGTAGAACTAGACAAAGAAACTTCATTCAGTTCTCTGAGTAGTTCATTAGCTAAATTAAGATAAGTCTCAGCCATGTTTATTTCTTATGTTTTTTTTGAATAGGAAAATTAACAGCTTTACTAGCTCCCTTATGAGGTTTAAAACCTTCTTTAGGATCTTTCATTAGCTGTACATCTTTCTTAGACTTCATCCAATGATAACCTTTAGGAGCAGGTACTTTCATTTTGATACCTTAATAGCAATTGATACAGCTTTTGTTCCACCAGATCCTTGAGCATTTGGTCTTACAGTTGTACTACCACAGTGACGTTCCATTTCCTGAATTGAAACGTAACTACCTTGATTGTACATGGCTCTACCGCCACCCATCATCTTAGCTTTACCGCCATACATCATTTTTTTCATAATCTAAGCCTTATCTTTTTTAGATTTTGAATTAAAAATTCGATCATAGTTTTCACTATATTTTTTTTTATTAAATCCTTTCCTAAAACGACTTTCTTTACTTACGATTCCTTTAGGATGAACCATAAAAGGTTTTTCTTCACTTCCTAGCTGTGGCATATCTACACCCTTTTGTAAAAAGAGGGAGCTACCTAAGTAACCCCCTCCTCTTAACTTACAATTAGTCGATGCCGTAGAAGGCAGAAACTAACGCTTCACCACGAAGAACCTTAGCACCATATACGTGAAGACCACGTACAATGTCGCCAAAGCTGTCAGGATCACGAATTACTTCAGTACTCGTAATTGTCTGCGCTGTCGCTGTAGATGAAATATGTCCTGCAATACACTTACCTGCTGCATTAGTAGTAGAGGCAATGTTATTGCTTTTATACATATTAAATCCACGCAATAGCCCAGAAGATACTAGACCGTTTCGTATTGAACCTTGACCAGCATTGTAGTCCACAGAAAGAAGCTTGGAAGAACTTGAAGCCAGAACTTCATAGAAGTCAGGGCTTGCAAGGAACCAACGACCTTCTTCAGGTACATTCTGTTCGTCAAGAAGTCGTGCCATATGTCCTAAGACATCAATAGGATCATGCTCCGAAGAGTCAAATCCAATGTCTAAGTTACCAGTACCATCAAAAGTACCAGCAGCAAGGTCAGTAGCATTATCAGAACCTAATACATGATTAGGGCTAGACGCTGATACACCTGAGAACATAGAAGCAATTACACCTTCATCAAAAGCATCACGCAGAGCGTAAGCTGCAGATGAGGTTGCTACATCACGAAAGTTTACGTGAGACATGTTTGTTTCAATGTCATCAACAATAAACTTGAAAGCGTTAGCAGTATCAACGATCAACGTAACTTCAGCGTCTGTAAGAGCTGTTTTAGTTACATCTGCTCCCCTTTCATACTGATAAACAGTAATTTCGGGTTCTTTGATAATTCTAACTGTGTCGCCAAATCCAGCAATTTCACCAGCATAGTCCGTATTCGTTATGGCTTCTGCCACAGACGATTTACGAAAGAAGTTTAGAACTTGCTTGGAATAGACCTTGGGTAAGAAAAACGAATTGTTTTGATTCGCTACAGAGTTACCAAAGTTACCATTGGTATCTGTACTTTGTTCAAACAGTGCGTCACTTTGATTATAAGCCATTTTATATTTCCTTTAAGAAAAGAATTTAAATATTCCGAACTCTTCCCTCATCAATAGCTTGACGAATATCTTCTTCATACTTATCAAACTGATCAAGGGACATTTTCGATATTTCAGTTTCAGTCCAAATCTTTTTCTGTTGTGGTTCTACATTGGTTGTTTTAGTAGAAACCATATCAGCAGCAGACTGTAAAGACTGCTGTCTAGGAGATGAACTTCTTTGTGTAGA